CACGCGCCAGAGGCGGCGGTAAGTCGTCAACATCAGCATCTGCTGAGACTGGGTTTGAATCCTTTAATCCAACTTATGCAATCGTTCACCCTCATTCTGCCTATGACGTTGTTCAGTCAGCGACTGCCATCGGATCAGGCACTTCAATGAAGGTCAACGATCAGCGTGAAGAGCGATACCTGCAATCCTTCTTTACCGGGGTTAGCTTTAACGGTGTAGATCTCTATGAATCAGGTAACATCAATGTGGACTCTTCTGGAGACATGACTGGTGTTATCGCTCAAAGAGATGCTCTTGTTGGTCTTACGTCAGTTAGCTGGCGTACAGAACGACAGCGTGATGCTTCAGCCAGAGGGTTTGAGCTTAACCACGTTGCCGACTATGGCGTGTTTGAATTAGACGATAAAAAGGGCGCTCCGCTTCTTTACGATGCTGGCGTTCCGGGTACATCGTCATAGCACATGGGGCTTTAACTTATGGTTGGTTTGTCTCTTGATAAGAACTTATCCCTGCAAACGCAGGGTTATGACCTTGATCTAATTGGGTTTGAAGATAGCCAGATACCGCTTTATCTGCATAAAGAAAGCTTGTCGGATAAAAAACGTGGAGATGTATTTATGCATTTCCGTGTAGATAATCCCACAAACTTAACTGCTGGTGAGGCGGACTATCTGATTCGGAAAGCCCAGACTATGGGACTGTTTCCGTGGACTCCGGGTGAAGATTGCTTAGAGCGAGACTTTACTCCGCAGTGGCATGAAGCAGTAGCAGGTGGAGGATCAAGGCTTGTCAAGGGACAAACCCAATCAGGGTGCGGTTACTGTCTCCGTGCAGCCCAAGAAGACAGTCTTGCTAATGGGTATTCGGCGGATGAAGCCGAGCCTGATGCAGCGACTGAGGTAGAGCCCACCTTTGCAACAGACGAAGCTTCTCCGCCGACTGCTACTCGTAGACGCAGGCGCAAAAGGCGTGATACGCTCTAGTAGTTATAGCTGTAATTTTTAGCCGAGGCTATAACAACTAATTAATATCGGCTGAAGACGGGATTTGATAGCCCGATGAAAGCGAGCTTGTAATGGCTTTTCCGAATTATATTTCCGGTACTTACGGAGATGAAAAAGCAGAAACCTCTACCCAGAAACGTGCACTTGGAACTCGTATGGCGTTTGCTGATGGTCGAGAATTTAGATATACCCACAATGGTGGAACAGCCATTGGAGAGGGCCTTCTTTGCGCATCAGAAGCATTGGTAGCGCATCACGGTTCTGATGGTGACTTGGCAGTAGCAACAACCGCTGCTGGTTCACAGACTATTGATGTAACTGTAGAAGGTACTGCTGCTGCTAAAGACCTATATGCAGAAGGTTATATATGGTTTAACTTAGCTGGCACTTCAGTACATGAGTTTTACAAAATCAAAGAGCATGATGCCTTTTCCTCTTCAGGCTCAGCAACTGTAACTCTTGATGAGGAATCAGGGTTGCATCAGGCAGTTACTAATGGCACAGACACAGTAGGTTTGATGAAGAGCCCTTATGACAATATAATTGTTGCTACCGCAGCTCTTATAGAGCGGCCTATCGGCATTACAGTAAATAACTTTACTGCTGACTACTATGGCTGGATTCAGACAAGAGGTATCTCTGTTGCAAAGATAGATGGAACCCCTGCTTTAAATGCACCACTTGGGCCTAGCTCAAACCACGCAGGACAACTTCTTGTGGTTGGGGCAGACACAACTGGCGGTATCGCTAGAATTCATAGCTTGGCTGGCATTGACAACGAGTACGCTCCTGTAATGCTCTACAACCTAGATTAGTACTTTCGTACCTATAAAGAAGGAGTCTCTTCGGAGGCTCCTTTTTTTATTGTGTGCTATCCTGTCAGGTACAATGCCATCTCACAACATCTTAGATGATCCTGACAGACAGCTAGTAATCTGGGCAGATACAGACTTTGCAAACTGGCGTTCAACTGGAGTAAGTAAAGAGCCTTGGACTTATGACTGGCTTTCTGACTTCGATGAAACAGTCTGCCTGTATAACATCGGAGCCTGTGTTGGCACGTACTCGATAATGGCTGCTGCTCGCGGGGCCAGTGTGTACGCATTTGAGCCACTCCCTGTCAACATAGAGGCACTGCACAGGAATATCAGTGCTAATAATCTCCAGAGCAAAGTAGTGGTCTTCCCTTTTGCTTTGTCAGCTATGCAGGAAATAAAGACTTTTTATATAGCTGAGGGCTACAGTGTCATAGCTGGATACGGACTGCTCTCCTCTGATCCTGTTACTAAAGGATTGCCTAAGAACTCAAGCATAAGGCTTCCGTCATTCAGACTTAATGACATTGCTTTACCTATAAAGAAACCTACTCATTTACTCATAGACGTAGAAGGTGGAGAGGTAGAAGTGTTGCAGGGTGCAGACATGCTGCTTGAGGGAAGTAGTATCGAGTCAATCTTAATTGAAGTGCAATCGGATACAGAAGACGAGGTTGAGGAGATACTAAACAGCTTTGACTTTAAGGCAGTTGAATCCTTTGCTCCTAGGAATCTAATGAAGTGCGTTCTCTATAACAGGGAGTATAAGTAATGCCATTATCTATTGACGGTCAGCTTATATCAGAAGACGAGAAAGCGTATCTGATAGCAGATATAGGACACAACCACTCTGGAAGTATGGACAGGCTGGAAGAGATGGTTCTGGCTGCAAGAGACTCAGGGGTAAACGCAGTCAAGTTCCAGACTAGGAATCCAAAAGAAGTTTACTCACCATCTGAATACTACCGAAAGAGTGACAACCCTCAGTGGATGGATGAAACCTATGGGATTCACAGAGAAAAACTAGAGTGGTCGCCAGAGGAGTGGAAGCATGTCTTTGACTTCTGTAAAACTGTTGGGGTCACAGCGTTCTCTACTCCCTTTGACTTTCGTAGTCTGGATCTCCTGCTCTCCTTAGATGTTCCTGCAATAAAGATAGCCAGCGGAGATGCAACCAATCTACCGCTGATAGGCGCAGCAGCCTCTCATAACATCCCTATGATAATCAGCACAGGTGGATGCAACATAGAAGAAGTAGATGCAATAGTTCAGGTAATGACGCTAAAGAAAACTCCGTTTGCAATACTCCAGTGTTCATGCATCTACCCTGCCCCACATGATGTACTGAACATAAAAGTTATACAGGGATACAAGGACAGATACCCTGACATTGAAACAGGACTGTCTACCCATGACCCAGATATACACCCTACCCTTGCGGCCTTTGCCCTAGGGGGCAGGATCTTTGAGCACCACTTCACTGTGAATCGTAGATGGAAAGGCACAGACAATGCCTTCTCACTTACCCCTGCAATGATGAAAGAACTCAGGAAGAATATAGATGATGTCTTTCTATCACTTGGCAGCCTTGTAAAAACTCAAGACCCAAGAGAGAAGGTCTATACAGACGAAAGAAGGAAGAGTCTGTACTGGGCAGCAACCAAGAACCAAGGAGAGACTGTCTCCGATAACGACATAAAGATTCAGTGTCCTGCCAATATCATGCACCCCGCAGATATGTACACACTCATCGGCAAGAAGATACATTCCCTAAAGGTTACTGAAGGGAATCCTGTTACTGAGGTAGACGTAATTTGATAAAAGCAGTAGCGCTTATTCCAGCCAGAGCAGGTAGTAAGAGGGTAGTAAATAAGAATATAAGAAAGCTAGGAGACAAGCCTCTTATTGCACACACAATAATTGCAGCACAGGATTCCAAGTGCTTTGATTCAATTATAGTTTCTACTGATAGTGAAGCTATTTCTGAAGTAGCTTATGAATACGGAGCAGATGTCATAGGCAGACCACCAGAGTTTGCCACAGATACTTCCCCTGACATTGACTGGGTTATCCACGCTCTTATCAACCTAGAGATAGACGCAGGAGTATCAGAGTTTTATTCAATACTTCGACCTACTTCTCCCTTCAGAACGAAAGAAACAATACAGCGCGCAATAAATCTATGGGAAGGCATGGCTAGTCCCGCAGGGTTTACTTCACTAAGGGCAGTTGAAAAGGTACAGCAGCATCCAGCTAAGATGTGGCAGCGTCTTTTGTCAGGTGAGATATGCCCTGTATTGCTTCAGCCATCTAAAAGTAAGTGGCACGATAACCAGTACCCGTCCCTGCCTGATGTATATACGCAGAACGCTTCTCTGGAGATAGCCTCTACATCAATGACAATGAGCGAAAGAAGTATTTCAGGTAAGAAAATTTATGGATTCTTGACCTTAGATAACGAAGGCTTCGATATAAATACAGAATATGATCTTTCATATGCAAATGAATTACTAGAACAAGAGTTAGCTAATGCCTGAAGAACTTATTTTCAACGTACCTGATAAAGCAGAAGATGCAACTGCTAGCTTCTGGACATCAACAGAAGTTGAATATATCCAGTCTTGGGTTCTGGGAAAAGAAGAAGAAAATAATGAAAGGGTTTTGAAGCATGAATTCAAGCTGAACTATAAAGGGCAGGTAGAAATGTTTGGGGTAGTAGCAGAAGAGTCTGCTCCTGAATCTCAAATAGAAGATATGGCTGCAAGGGTTGCGGAGAGATCAGCAGTAAAGATATTAGAAAAGCTACAAAAAAGAGGAAGCAAACTTGCACCAGAGAAGCTTGCTCTAAAAGAATACACAGACCTGCGGCGTGATGTTGCAGGAGCATTTAGGGATTACATAAGTCATGCCAAGCGCAGGTCGCAAAGCTCAACGGGCAAAATCTACTTCAAAGGCATCTCGTAAAGATGTCTGCATACTTGGGTATGCTCAGGAGACAAGGGATCTTGTCTTTGATTTAGATGAAAGTGTAGAGATATGGGGCATCAATATGGCCCATGAGTTTCTTGGAGCGGGCAGTCGCACCGCAACTCAGTGGTATCAGCTACACCCTAGGGACTGGACTCTCTCTGAAAATAAACCGACTGGCTATTGGGGTCGTCCTAAAAGGCACTTGACCTTTCTTCAGGAATTTGAGGGCGATGTCTTCATGTCCTACGATGAGCCAGATGTTCCTAACTGTAAGGTCTTTCCACTGGAAAAGATGTATGAGTATTTCCCAAC